TTTTTTAATCATATTTAATAATAACAAGTTATGATGAAACAGTCAAGTTTTTAATAAATCTTTCTGTCTCTGTATATCCACCAACATATTTTCCATCAATAACAACTTGAGGAACAGTTGTAACTTTTTTACCAGCAGCTTCACTCATTTGCTTTAGTAATTTTTTATCACCAGAAATATCAATTTTTTCAACCTCTATTCCACTATCCGTCAATTCTCTTGCTACTCTGTCGCACCAAGAACATTTTGTTGTACTATACACTTCTGCTTTCATTTTTACCTTTCATTTTTAAATGGAGGGCGTGCCGCTGGAACGACACTCCAGGCCCCCCACAAATTTTATTAAGACTTCTTTAGTCTTTTGAACATATCCCATGTGAGGATTTTGAAATTCTCACTACCATCTTCTTCTTCGTATTCCGCGACATTCTCCTTATCGATTACTTCTTTGTCGCTAAGGTCTGGAGCAACCATAATCGTTCTTGTCGCCATTTTTCTCTCTTTACGATATTCCCTCAGAGAGATATTTGCAGCTATCACCAAGACAACTGCTAGAGGGTCAAATACAAAGATGAGAAGAATAATAATCCAACGAACCGCCTGTTCAAGTTCACTTTCACTAACATCATCATATAGCATACTAGCAACATAACGAATAGGGCCAACCTCAACTTCCGCAAGATTTAGTTTAGTTTTCATATTAAACTTCTCATCTGTAAAAACATCTATTTCATTTTCTAATCCTTCTATTTTTGATTTCAAAAGAGATGTTTCGTTTTCCATCTCTCCAATTTTTTGTAATCCTTTACTGACAGCACCAAGTTCTATATAGCGATTTAGTGCTTTATCTAAAATATCCAATCTACCTTGATATCGGTTTATCTGGATGTTCTTTTGTTCTACCTTGAGGTCTATTCGTGTTATTCTTTCTTCCAGAAGTGAAGTAGGGGAAGATTGAGTAATGTGAGCTCGAGAAAGAAACCCAAATATACCAAGTGATGTAATAATCATCAGCACAACTACAGCACCAATGAAGTATGTTTTCATTATAACAGGACAAGTCTTCCAATTGGTGAATGTCCAACTAGCACAAATGAGTTTACCTATTTCTAGTACCACGCCCATTATCATAATTGCTGTGGTAGCGCCCGAAAAGATGGCCATCAAACCTACGATGGAATACCAAGCGGCAACACAACTTATTGCTAATGCTGTAAAAAGTGTAAGTAACCCAAAATACATTTAACTTCCAAAAAAACTTTCTAATGTTGATACTTTCTCTGTATGCCAACCAACAGCATCTAAAATTGTCCGCATCGGTTCAACAAATGATTTCTCAAACATCTTATCATAATCGATATACGCTTCAAGTTCAAGTTCTGGTGGAAGTTGATTCATAATTCCAATCGCATCTCCGCCCACCATATTCTGTTTCTTGAGATAAGCAAACTTTATCTTCTCTCCATCCTTGATTACTGGATAATCGTTAGTTAGTTTCTTATCCTTTAGTAATTTATTATACAACAATGCTGCTTTGACATGAACAGGAGAACCTTTTTTGTAAAGGTTTGCTGAATCGTGATATTTCTCAAGACCACGAACTGAGCGAGGAAAGAATATTTCTTCTGCTCCTAGTGTCATGAACTCTTTTCGGAAATCATCAATATATGTTATCACATCATCTTCTGTACCATTCATAATAATCTTGAAGATGTGTTTCATCTTATCTTTACAAGCAGATGGAGTTGATGACCTTATTGCTTCGATACCCATCATCTTGAGTTTAGGTTCTTCATACCTCACACCCTCAGAGTCATACACATTCATGATGTATCTTTTCTTAGCAGTCCATAGTGCTTTGTCTGCTAGATTCTCACGTTTCATCACCATCTTTTGATCGAAAGCATTTACATAATCCTTGAGTTTATCATATGACTTATCGATGATCTTTTCCATCTGTTCAGCACAAACCTTGTCGAGAAAATTAATCACTTTGGTCTTGTCTTCGATGTCATCACCATACACTTGTTTCACAAGGTCATCCATACAGATATAAACAGAATCAGTATCAACTGCTACAACATAATCTTTTTCTTCTTCTGGTTTTAGAATCCCATTTAGATATCGATTGATTTCTTTCTCCACCCACTTAATGGATAACTGCCCAGAGGTAGTGATTGCCTCCGCAATTCGTTGGTCAAAATATCGGAAATGTTGATTACCCATAGCACCAAAAGCAGAGTTAAGAGTAATCTTTAGGTTGTTCTGCATATTGTGATACTTAGAAATAAGATGTGTCAGGTTTCTCTTTTCTTTCCTGTCTTTCTCTTTCTCCAACTTCTTCTTTGCTTCAATCATCAACAATTTGTATTTGACACGATTGTCGTAAAGTTCTTGCATCATCTCAGGAAGAAATCCCTGTTTATCCGTCTTGTAAAATTCGTTATTGGGAGTATAGGTTACTTTGTATTTTTCCAATGCTTGTAAATCCAAAGTTTCATCTAACAATCCATCTACTCCAGGCCGAGAATCTTTTACCTTTTGTAATTCTGGTGGTAGTTCATCAGTAATCAAAGTTTCTGGTGAAATGTTGTACTGCATGATTAGATGAGGATACAGAGAATTTAAGTCAAAATTCACAACCCAATTATGAGAACCGATTTGTGGTTCTTTTACAAATGCTCCCTCAAAGTTGGATGATTTACTAGCGTGTGTTTTGGGTGGAATTACAATGTTCTTTCTCAAGAGATTGTTGTAAATCAGAGTATCCCACATTCTTACTTGGCCGAATGTATTACCATAGTTCACCTTACTAAGATAAGCAAGTGATACAACCATCTCAAGTAGTTTCATCTTACCCTCAAGTTGTTCTACCAACTCCACATCTTTGATATTGTATTCTATGAACTTCTGGTAATCGTTTTTGTAAAGAAGATGGAGAGAACCCTGCTCAGAGTAGTCCAGTTTATGTTCGCCCAATTCAACAAAAGCAATGTGGTCAAGTCGATAAGACTCTTGATTGACAGAAGTGAATTTACGATATGTTGAAAGATAGTCAAGAGTTTCCACACCATAGATTTCATACGTTTGGATTTCTTTACCGCCCAATCCATACATCATATATTCACGAATCTTTCTCCAAGGCGAAAGTAATTTCGATGGGTCTTTCTTAGCATCAAAGAGTCTTTGAGCACGATTGACAAGATACGGAATATCAAATGTTTCTATGTTCCATCCTGTGATAATGTCAGGAGATTCTTTATCCCACACTTCAAAAAACTTTTGGAGAAGTGCTCGTTCAGAATCAAATCGAAAATAGAATACATCTTTCCTATCGTGAACAAATTCACCCCTACCGAAAACATAACACTTTTTATCAATCTTGATGGTGATTGCTGTAACTTCTTCATTAGCAGTTTCGATGTTTGGAAACCCATTCTCAGAACCAGTTTCGATATCAAGATAAGCAATACGAATCTTGGAAAAGTCATATTCAATATGCTCTTCTGGAAAATGTTCTGCTATGAAAGAGAATTCAAACTTATCATTGCCGTAAATGTTAAAGTTATTAATCTCTTTGTATTTGCGGATGAAATCACGACACTCTTTCATGTTTCCTGGCCGGATTTCTCCAACTGGTTTACCTTCCAGAGTGCGGAATTTGGTTTCTTCTTGTGTAGGTATGAATAAGGTAGGATGGTATTCTATTCTGTCTTTGAATCTTTTGCCGTCAGAAGAGATACCACGAAATAGTATATTATTTCCTAGTGTAACAACATTGGTATAAAAACTCATCTATTCTTTTTCATTAAAATTGTGATATTTAATATAGTTCACTTCTAACTTATCTAACTCATTATAACACATTAAGATGTGTTTGTCAATCCAATTCTTTCTCCTATTAAATTGCCCTATTACAAATAAAAATTGTAAGTAAATAAGCCACACATATTTCATATTTCCCCCTCATGAAAGAAGTCCCGGCTTGTATTGGGTCTTCCCATTGACTCTTAGAGCCGTCATTGTTTTACTTCGATTGCTCCCATCAAGAACATAAGAACAATGTACCCATCCACTATTTGGGTCAACTCCATCATAAAATTCCAGAATGAGCTGGTCAAATACTAGATTTTTTTCAATCCATTTTGCGAGGTCTGGATTAGAAATTCTTGTAGATTCAAAGTCTGCTGCTTGACCATTACAATGCTGACTTGTCTTTGAACCGCCCACTGCCTTATTCAATGCTGGTGAACGATATCCGCTATTGATACGAATAACCCCGAACTCATCTCTTATCGGTTGTAGAATAAAGTTACAGAGATTGACTAAATTAATAACGTGTTCCCTCGAAGCATCATTTGAAATCCCAAGTCTATCTGCTGTAGAACTTTTTATCATTTCTTGATACCCAAAGTTTTTTGTCAAGTGACCATTATAAGATGGTTTTCTACTTGCCATGATACCCTCTCTTAATTTTTATCTATATCAACTGATCCAGTAGTAGGATCATATTTAACTGTAAATGTCATTTCTATTGGTTTAATCGTTCCGTCTTTTAAATTGATAGGAAGTTTACCTTCTACTGCTCCCATTAATGCGTCTTTTGCATTATTGAAAGTATGTGTAGTATCTTCCTTTACTACTTTATCTAATTCTTTCTTCGCTTTTTCTGGAAGAATATCATCTATCATTCTTTCAACGTGTTCTGATGCTAGGTCTTGAGCTTTATCAACTACTAATCCAGCAACTACATTGAATAGCATTCCTGCAAGTGGTAACATAATTTTTCTCCTACAAATAATTAAAAATAAAAAACCCCTCCAAAGTATTTATCTTTGAAGGGGCGAACAAAAAATTACTTCTTCTTGTGTTCAATCACAGATGGATTAGTGATCGGAATAATTCGTGGTTTCTTTTCCTCTGGAATAACTTTTTCCAGATAGATGTTAAGAAGACCATTCTCAAATTCCGCTCCTCTGACAACAATGTCATCAGCAAGAGTAAACTTACGAGAGAAAGAGCGATTAGCAATTCCTCTATGAACGTAATCTGGCGTATCCAGATTGTGTTTCCCCTTATCTTCTACAGATTTGATGTGGAGAACGCTTTCTGTAAGTTTGAGTTCAACATCTTTTTCCGAAAAACCAGCAAGGGCCAGTTCAATGACAAACTTGAGGTCATCTTCTTTTCGGATGTTGTAGGGTGGATAAGATCCACTTTCCTGTTGGTGTGGGAAATTTGCGAGACGATTGAACATAGAATCGAATCCAACGGAAAGACCCATGAATCGTTCTAAGTCGCCTACTGTGAAATTTGAGTGTGATGCTAATTGTACCATAATTCCTCCTTATTTAAGCAAGGTTGGTTAATATAAATCTCAATCCATAGCACAAGACTTGAGATTGGTTGTGAGACTACCACTATGGTCAGCCTCAATCACGCCATCCTTCACCTTTACATAGATGATGGAAGCGATGTCTTAAAATCGTAAAATATAATTTGAACAATGAATCTTCTGCATAACTTCCAGAATCTTTCACTATTAGTTTATATCTTGTTTTCATATTTATTTATATCCAAAATGGAGCGAGCAGTTGGGTTCGCACCAACTTCTTTAGAATGGAATTCCAAAGCGTTCTAAAAACTACTCGCAAGATGTAAGTTGCCCGATGAAATTTGGAGCGAGCAGTTGGATTCGCGCCAACCTCTTCAGAATGGAATTCTGAAGCGCTCTAATAGCTACTCGCTTTAATTTTAATTCAATAATCCTAAATGTTCATCAATTTTTTCAGAAATTATAGAATGTTCTTCATTTAATTTCTCTTCATCAATTAAACAATTTTTTGTTTGATATTGTGGTTCAGCTCCACACTCTG